TTACTCGCCTTAGCAAACCACTCGTCGGGCTCGGTGCCGGGGTAATCCCTCGACACCATATCAATCCCTTCGACTCTATCAATACAGAACTGCGCGATGGATAGCGCAGCATGCCACATGGGTTCTTCTAGGGTTGCTCGATTAGATACACAATAGGCGATCTGCGGGCATCCAGCACTGCGCTCAACTTTTTTTTTACTAGGCGGTCAATCTTGGTGCCATCTGCCTGCTCTATCTGCTCGATAGTTTCTTCGACGCGCTCAATGGTATCAATGCTTTTTTTGTAGATTCTGCTAAATTTGAATGTGCGGCTTACCTGCATCAACTTCTCCATGACAGGATCGGTTGAGTGAACAGGAGAGTAAGCCTCGCGTGATACATACCCTACACAGGCTGAAAAATGCGCTAGGGTTATAGGGTCTGCGACTCGTTTAAGTACGACTTTCTTATGATTGCTGTCGCGTTTTTTGTTCGTGGTGTTCGGGACTCGTAAAATTCGTGCTCCATCTGCTGTCACTACAGGATCGGCCTTTAGTTCTAATTCGTGAGTTTTGCGTTTGAATGCGTCCGCTACAGGTTTCCATGTGTTGTACTCTACAGCGGTGTTTAAGCTCCAATAGGCATGGATTCCGAAACCGGAATCGACCAGTGTGGGGTACGGGAGTTTGATCGTGTCACAAAATTTCTGAAGAGCTTCGACAGCCTCCTTCTTGGTTTGATAGCCGTTCTCCTTGCCGCAGTCTAGGTCAAGATAGAAGCTCTTGAGCGCTTGGATATTTTGTACGTTTTTTGGTTTGTCTTTGTTTTGGAATGTGGCACAGGCGAAGTAAACCTCTCTACCTTCCTCCTCCATTGCGGCTATTGCCCTTGCTATTTCTGGATCGCCTTGCTCGAAGTAGCGCACCTTTGGCATGGCTGAGCGATCACTTCTCAAGCCTGTTAAACAGAGCAGACCATCCTCGGCCAATACGGTGTTAAATAATGTTGTTGGTTCCATGTTTCCTGCCTACTAATGAAAGGAGGGGCGGTGCAGAACACCGCCCATAAAAAGGATATCAACCTATCCAGTTATCAATCGTCAGTAGCCCATGCGTCAATGAGGTTTTCCACCGATTCGCTTTTGACCGGCGCAGCGCTTGCTTTCGACTTACGGACAGTGGGCTCCTCTTCAACGGCCTCAATCGCTACAGGCTCTTCTCTGAAGGGTGATACCTTGGGTGCCGTAGCTTCAGCGGTCTTGGCTAAATCCATCTGCGCTGGGTTGAATGCGATAGCAGACAAGGCTTCTGGGCTCTGACCCTTCTCAATAACCGCAGCAATTTCGGCATCAGTCAAAGATCGTGCAGCGCGGAAAAATAGTTTGGGAGACTCAGCGGATTCATCAAACCGCATCTCCGTCACGACACGAGTGATAGAGTAATTGAACCCCGCCAGATGCTTAACATACGCATCCAGTGCCATATCATCCTCGCCCTTTGCCTTACCAAATATAGACGTAGCTGGAAGCGTTAGCTGGTAGACATCGCTGTTTTCTACATTATTAGCTAGTACAACTGCCAGCCTACGGCTGAAGCGACAAGCGCGACCCTTACCGTTGGTGCCAGACCCAGCGATGTTCTTTGGGCAACTATCACAGGTCTTACCTTGAGGAGCAGGAGCTTTAGGATCAGGACGCTTGCCATCATTCGACCAGCAATCGGGCAGACCCACTGCGTTAGGATCAAAGGTCTTGGCATAGAAGGTACGGCTCACATCAGGAGCCGCGTTGACGACTACTACATCCATTTCTGGCTTGGGGCTCCGTGCCGTCTCTTGTCCATTGACGATCATACGGAACTTACTACCCCGCAGAGAAATGCGCTTGTAGTTACCACCATTACCCAGCAGTTTTTTGGTTACATCGTCCAGACCTTGAGCGCTAGAAACAACAGAAGTCTGGTCACGGAAAAGCGTTACATTAGACATGATATTTACCTATTAAAGTTTTTTGGAAGGGCGGCGTACAGTAACGGAGTACGCACGGTCAGTATTCATACCCATTGGGAACACATCGGGATGATCCTCTAGGAAGTCCCGCATAGCCCCGTTGCTGATTCTCTTCTCAAGCAGGTATGGTGCTTGATGAGCATTGATGAACTGATACAAAGAGTCCCAGTCCGTCGTATAGTATTTAGTTGCTACACTCCTTATGATTGTCCCATGATTTGTTTTTATGCTTCCAGCACCTAGCTCTTCACAGAGCCTGTTCATCTCGGCTTGTAGCTCCTCCATTTTACCTTTCAGGACCGCTTCCTTCTCTTCGTTCTCTTTTTTCAAAGCGTAGTACGTGTCCCGCAGGTTCAAGAAAGCAGCAGCCAAGCTGTCCGCTGATAATTTTTCAGTCTCCATAATATCCTCGCGTAGTGTTGCGTGATTGCGTATCGACATCTCCCACATAACGTGTGGGGCCAGACATATTATACCAAGAATCAAAGGGTTACGTCAAATACCACCTCCCAAAAAGTTTTTATACATGGACAACAAGTTGTTCTGTGCCAGTGTACGATCTTCCAGCGCCTTATACAACTGCTTCTCTACCCCGCTGCTGCAAAGGTGGACGACCAAACAAGGATTCCTCTGTCCTGCTCTGTGGACTCGGGCATTGGCTTGCAGGTACGTCTCCGCGCTAGTCGTGGGGGAGAACCATATTACAGTATTTGCTGCCGTAAGTGTAACCCCATGCGCTGCTGCTTGTGGCTGAATGATAAGAACATGAGGCTCTGTGCTCTCTTGGAATTTTTTGAAAATCTCCGTTCTTCTCTTTGGGCTCACGCCACCATGAATGGCATCGGTAGAGACTCCGTGCTTCTTTAGAAACTCTCCTACGATGTCTATCGAATGCCGGAAAGCACAGAAGATCAGTGTCTTGTGAGAAGCCTGCTGTACAACATTTAGCATCTCGTTCAGCTTGTTGGAGGCATCGAACTGCACTGTCTCCCCCGTGTCAGCATAGACTGCTCCGCTTGAAATCTGTAATAACTTACCCAACTGTACTGCGGCATTGACTGCGGAGACTTCCTCTCCCGCCGCTTGTATTAGCATATCCTTACGTAGCTTCTTGTAGTATTTCTCCTGTTGTGGAGTCATTGGTACTTCGTAGGTTGTATACAACTGCTCTGGTAGGTCTAGGCACTCCTCTGTTGTATATCGAATCGCCGGTTGGAGTACGCTGTGTACGATCTCCTGAGCATCAGGCTTTGGAATCCATTTGAACTGATTGATCTTTATCATCACCTTGTCTCTGAACGCACCCGCATAGGATGGCACAGCGCTAGGGTTCACAATCTTTGCCTGCCCGTATGCGTCCTCTGGCGACTGCGCTGCTGGAGTACCTGTCATGAGCCACACCCATGTGTCAGGACCGATCAAAGAGTTAAAGGCTTTCCAGCGCCTCGTCTTGGTATTCTTCAGGTAGCTCGACTCATCGGCAATAATCAGATCGAAACCCCCAGCCACTAACTCGTCTCTTACAACCTCTACTCCGTCGTAGTTGATGATGACAAACTCAGCATTGCTGTTGATGACTTGAATGCGCTGGTCTCTGGAACCGTGAGCGATGCCCACTCTTCGGTGCATAACCGTCTTGAAAAGGTCAGAGCGCCATGCACAGTCCATGATAGACAGAGGGCATACGACCAACACTCTGTGAATTGCCCCTATACTTAGCAGATAGTCAGCCGCCCACGCTGCCGCATTCGTTTTCCCGCTGTTATGCACAACGACGCCATTAACTACAAAGTTGTGCTGTGGTCCTTCCATGCACAAATCATAGACGTCTGTTACTCCCCCCTCTTCTATACTGACAATCTCAGATACCCTAGGGATAACAACAACCCTCCCTCCTTTTGCTGAAATTGTGCCGTCTAGTTTTAAGTAAGGGTCATGGGCTTTATGGTGTTCCTCTGCCGACAAAAGCTGAAGATTTTCTGGTCTATTGTCATCCTTTTTGTGGTTTATATGATGTACGTGAGTGTCTTTGGTTATAGCAACGCCAAAGTATTCTTCCGCCACTAAAATATGCTCATACACATAGCCATGAGAATCGGCTCTGTGGTGCCCTTTAGCCTGCGTTTTTACATAACCATCACTGTCTATAAAGCGCCCTCCCTTCCAGTTATAATTCTTTTCACCCGTTAGCTTTGCGCTTTGTTTTGTATGCTTACAGGGGCGGCAGGATTGCTTTGCTGCTCTTTCCCTTGCATAGTAATCTACATCCTTGTCAGCCCCGCATTCAGGGCACTGAACAATAGCCCTTTTGCCGTTAGTAACAAGTACATCCCCTATTTTCGCGTTGCCTGCTTCTAGCCATGAGCCATCAGGTTGCGCTAAGTTATGGTCAGCGGTGCAGCGGAATGTCTTGCCGTCAGCTAGCGTTACACGCAGTGTGGGTTTTTCGCCTTTGTACAACACATCCAGCAGTTTGTTGGGTCCGAATCTGTCCCCCATAAGAGAGCGGCACTTCCATGCGTCTTTATCAGGGAGGGAGTGATACTTGCTGTATAAAGCTCGTAGAGTAGTTTCATACGACTTACCTTTTCTTATAACGCGGACTACGCCATCCCCAGCTATGCACCCCATAGCGTTTAAGCAGAATGCCCGCTTGTGAATCGTCAAAAACGCCGCTGTGTCTTTCTG